GGTGCAACTGCTTTAGGTGATGTGATATCAAATGCTGAGTTAGGCATCACTGCTCAGCAACAGCAAGCATTACAGCAAGACTATGCCAACAAAGTAGCAGCATCTGGACAGTTAGGAAATCTAGCAAGCCAACAGCAGGCTTTAGGCTTAGGCGACGTCAATGCACTTGCTACACTCGGCGGTCAGCAACAAACCATTGCACAGAATCAACAGTTATTCCCTATGCAGCAATTAACCAATGAGTCTGCTCTCTTACGTGGCTATACCATGCCAACTAGTACAAGCTCATCCTATACTGGTCCAATTCCTGGCGCTTATGCCGCATCACCTTTACAGCAGATAGCAGGCTTAGGAGCTCTTGGTGCTGGTATTAGTAATACACCGCTAGGCGCTACATTGTTCGGAACACCAGCAACCGGTACATCACCTGGGTCAAGTGGGTTAGTTGGATCTGGATTAAGTTCACTATTAGGAAGCTATAGTCAAGGCACCGGTTTAGCCGGTTTTTTTCCTGGTTCTGGTTCTGGTTCTGGTTCTTCTGCTACAACCGCGCCTATTGAATATAATTCATCAGGTCAAGCAGTCGATCAATTTGGTAATTTATTGGCTACAAATGCTCAAAATGCATATGGTAATACAGGTACACTAGACCAACAAAATGCTGTACAATCAGGACAAGTAGTACCTGGTGTGGTCAATACTGGAACTTAAAGGAATAAATCATGGCACTTCCAACCGGAACAACTTTACCCCCAACTCCTATGCTTGGTGGAGATGATGAATATCGTCAAAAATATTTAACGGCTATTAATGATGTGGTTTCTTCTTTAGAAAAAAGAAATCAGCCCAACTGGTTCAGTGTAGCAGGACAGTTACTTGACCCAGGAAAAACTGGTAATGTTGGAGAAGCCATAGGAAGGTCTGCTACTGAATTAGGAAGACAGCAAGAGCAACAAGAGCAACAGGCACCTTCTATTGCTATGATGAGAGCTCAGCTTGCCGGACAAGAATACGAACTAGGTAACCAAGCAAAAGCTCTACGGATGCTCGGCAATATATTTGGAACCGATCCCAAAACTGCCGCTAACATGGTGTCAACTGGTAATTTACCGACAGATGCTTTTTCTAAAATTACGCCTGAAAACTATATGGCTTTATCCGTTTTGAGTCCAAAACTAGCGGAAAGCATGAAAAATGCCTATTCCATGGACGTAGAAAGAGCAAAATTAGTTCAGGGAGATTTAGAAAGAGGGGTTAAAGTTGCTGATATTATTGGTAAGTATGGTGAAGGCGCTTTAAAATATGTTCCTAAAGGCGCTTATACCGTGCCGGGGCAAGAACCAGCACCAGCACCTACAACTTCTAATTTAACGCCTATGCTTGCCCCTGGATTAACTTTAAGTAGTGGTTTTGGTCAAAGACCAGATCCTTTTAATAAAGATAAAATGGAAATGCACAGTCACCTAGATTTTGGAGGAAAACTTGGCACCCCTATTAATTCTTTAATAAATGGAACCGTGGTTAAAGCAGGAGAAGTTCCAGGGTTTGGTAATTATGTAGAAGTTAAAAATGACCAAGGTTTGTCTACTTTTTACGGTCATTTAAAAGATATTAATGTTAAAGAAGGTAGCAAGATTGAAGCTGGCACGCCTGTTGGAACATTAGGTTCCACCGGAAAATCCACCGGTCCTCATTTGGCGTTTGGTATGAAAGATGCCAAAGGTAATCCTTTAGATCCGACACCTTACTTTAAAGAGCCCGTAACACAGGTAGCAAGCACCGGAAACATAGGGTTTGGTTCTGATGTGCCTTTAGCGGCAAGATCGGAAATAACCAAAGAAAGAATTAATGCTGAGGACAAACTTTATAATGATCCCAAAATTGGAAAAATACCGGCTTTAGTCGCCATGGACCCGCAGTTTACGGGAGAGGCAAAAAATCAATTAAGAGAACTAGACAGTATCATTAATAAAGATGTGAATTACGTAAAAGAAGGTAAAAGACAAAAATCTATTTTTGGATTGTTACAGGAGCAAGGTTGGTTAAATGCTGCTGCGTCGGCTGTTAAAGAAGGTGTTCAGGCTGGCGGAACTCAGATATCCATTCCGGCGGTTGATAAATTTGTTGAAATGAAAGATTTAAGTAAAACGGATAGACAGGACCTAAGAAGAGCATCCCAAATTTTAGCAAGCCAGTTCCTTGCCAATGTTCAAAAAATGGGTAAATTATTAGGAACTAATCCAACCGATAATGACGCAAGACTATACCAAGCGCCAATGGGAAGTATAGCAGATACGGCTGCGTCCTTGAAATATTGGACTCAGCATCAATTTTTAAATATGGATACTGCTGAAAAAATGTATAAAGGTTATAGTGACTACACCAATAAACTTCCAGAAGGCAGTAAACCTTCTCTTTTTTGGACTAGAACCGATTCTCCTTACCAAAGTATTCTTCAAAATTACAATAGTTACTATAATCAATTAACCAAAAGATATAGTCCAGGAGCACAATAATGCCTATTCCAGAAGCGATAGAAATTAGAGGTACCAGTAGTTCTCCTGAGCCTAAAGGTTCGGTAACTATTAGTGAACCTAGTATTACTGGTTTAGACCCTATTTTTTCTAGTAGTGGCGCTAACCAAATGGAAGAAGATAAAGGTCCAAAAATAGAAGAATTGGATCCTATTTTTGGTATCAACCCTAATACCATTTTAAAAGGTTATGAAGATACGGAATCTAAAAAACCAGAAGAATCAACTTTGCCTGAAGATATAGTGGCCGCTATTCCTGGGGCATTTATAGGTTCAAAAATGGGAAGATTAGCCCCAGCCTCACAGGTATCCCAGAAAAAATATGAAAACTTACAGAAAAATGCAGCATTAGCTGAAAGTGAAGCTAATGTTCAGCAAGAAAAAGTAGCAAAAGAACAAGCACTAAAAAGTGCAAATGTTAATACTTTAATGGACGAAATGCTTAATGCCAATAAACAGGTAGAAACCATAAGCAAACAGTTAGAACAGGCAAAATTAAACCTTCAGCAATACGTACCAGAAACTATCAATAAACAGTATGACCCAAGTATGTCCGGAACTAGATGGCAAGAAAAAGTAGTTGGGGATCTTTCACCAGCAGGAAAATCTTCCACCGAATCAGCAAGACTATACCAGCAAACAAAAAGTATGCCGGAATGGATGAGAAGTCAGTTTCAGGTAAGCAATTTAACTAACCGAAGAGGACTTGGTTTAGAATTGCCAACCACTTTAGATTTAAATTATAAATCCCCAGCACACATAGAAGCAGAGCAAAAAGTAATGTCTTTACAAGAAGCCTATGATGATGCTTTGAGAAAAGCCGCGGAGTGGAGATTAAAGCATGAAAAAATGAGTGCTCCCGGTCATGTAACTCCCGGAGAAAGTAAGGCAATGACCAAAGCACAAAGAGCGGAAGAGGTGCTTAGAAGAGCGGTGGAAAAAACGGAAATGTTTAAACCGGAAGAAATGTCTTTACTTAAAAAATTGGGTTATGGTATTAATAAAATACCGGGTTTAGGGATATTAGGTGGAGGTCTTTCAGCAGCACAGTTTGCCGAAGGAGCCCAGAGGTTCAATAAAGGTGAAACTATTCCTGGAGTTATGGGAATGATGGGTGGTGCCGGGGGTGCTCTCATGGCAATCCCCAATCCTTACACAATAGGCGCAGGCGCCATACTTTCAGCACCGCCATTAATTTATGAAGCAGCAAAATATGGTTATCCTTATGTAAAAGAAGCAATTACAAATTTAAACAGGTAAGATTTCAATTCGTGAGAAGCGCTTGACCCCACTTCGGTGGGGTCTTTTTTTGGTTTTTATATATAGGAAAAGAAAAATGAATTTTTTTTCAAAAAATATCACGGTCACAGCTAATATTACTAATATTCTAATAAGCATCATATTCTATAAGTTTGTAGAAGATATTAGCACATATTAGCACATAGGTTTACTAATATGTTAACCACAACGTTTTTATTTTTTCCAATTCAAAAAAATTTTTGCTTTTATTTTGCTATATATGTGCTATAATGGAAATAAGAAAGTAAGAAAGGAAAGAAAGTAACATGGATAGATTCAAAACCACGCCATACCAGCACCAACTGGAAGCATTTAACATTTCTTGTGAAAAAGAATATTTTGCTTTACTAATGGAGCAAGGCACCGGTAAAACCAAAGTCATTATTGATACTGCTTGTCATCTTTATGGGCTTGGTAGAATAGAAGGTGTTTTGGTGATTGCCCCTAATGGGGTTCATAGAAATTGGATTCTTAATGAAATCCCGACTCACCATCCAGAATGGGCGCCTTATAAATCTGCCTATTGGTCAGCAAGCGCTAACAAGGCAGAACTTAAAACCCTTGAAAACCTTCATGACAAGGATTTCAAAGGCCTTCGTTGGTTAACCCTTAACGTCGAAGCGTTCTCTACCGAGAAGGGGCGTAAACTTGCCGAGAAATGGCTTAACACCTATAAGACGATGCTTATTATCGATGAATCATCAAGAATAAAGACTCCAACGGCGGCTAGAACCAAAAGTATTTTAAAACTCGGTAAACTTGCGCCTTATAGAAGAATTATGACAGGAACCCCCGTAACTCAGGGTCCTATGGATATTTTTAGTCAGTTTCTATTTTTAGATGAACATATACTAAAAACTACTAGTTTTTTTGCTTTTAAAGCAGAATATTCGGAACTATTGCCTCCAGGGCATGGACTTATGAGGCACATAACAGCAAGATCCGGTGGAAGATATACCCCTCAGGTAATAGCAAAAGATAACTCAGGCAAACCTATTTGGAAAAATTTAGACAGACTACAAACATTAATAGCACCTTACAGTTATAGAAAAAGGAAAGTTGAGTGTCTTGACTTGCCGCCAAAAATATACCAAAGAATTTATCATGAGATGGAACCAAACCAAGTAAAAGCATACAAACTACTAAAAGACGAACTTAGAGCAGTTTTAGAGGACGGTGAAATAAAAGTAGTTACCAAATTAGAAGCAATCATGCGTTTGCAGCAAGTAGTAGGCGGATTTACCATAGATGGTAAGTCTTTTTTTGAAAAACCCGAGAATAACCCGAGAATTAAGTGCTTGATGGATTCTTTAGAAGATATCCATGGAGGGGTTATTATTTGGGCAAGGTTTATTTCTGAAATTAAAGAAATAGAAAGCACACTAAAGGAGAAATATGGAGAAGACCAAGTGGTAAGTTATTATGGGGAAATATCTAACGCTAATAGAGTTTTGGCAGTTGATAGATTTCAGAAAAAAGAAGCTAGGTTTTTTGTAGGCCAGCCTCATTCTGGAGGTATTGGTTTAACTTTAACAGCAGCCAAAACGGTTATCTATTATTCTAATGACTATTCTCTTGAGACTCGATTGCAATCCGAAGATCGAGCACACCGAATAGGACAAGACGAGCCCGTAACTTACATTGACGTGGAAGCAGTCGAGACAATAGACAAAGCAATAGTAGCAGCATTGAGAAACAAACAATCAGTAGCATCATTGGTAACTGGTGATCCTAAATTAAGGTGGATATAATGTCAAAAGTATTTATAACGCAAGAAAAGATGCGACGAAATTTAGATGGAAATTTTGTTTCGGAATTTGACATGACCCCGGCTTTGAGATTTGGTGAACCTGAAGTTTTGATTCCAGCAGGCAGGGCTTTATTTGCACCAGTGTTAACGGTTAGAACCCTTAAAGAAAAACTGGCGTCTTTTACGGACGAAGATTATCTTTTAACAATTGGGGATCCTTCGGTGATAGCAACGGCTGCTATGATTGCTGGTGAAGTTAATCATGGCAGAGTAAAATTATTAAAGTGGGATAAACACTTGAAAGATTACATAGCAATTCAAATAGACACCTCAGGGAGATCCGTATGACTATACCGAGTAATGACACTATCAAACAAATAGCAACACTTGCTAATCATCAAGTTTGGTTAATTAAAGCAATTGAAGAATCTGAAAATGCTTTAAAAGCTTTAAATGAACAGTTAAAACAGGTTTCAGAAGTAGATTTACCCGCCGCCATGTTTGAAGCCGGGGTAAGTTCTTTTACTTTAGAAAATGGCATGAAAGTATCCACTAAAGAAGACGTTTATGCATCTATCCCTAAAGGCCAAGAAAACTTAGCTTATGACTGGTTAAATGAAAATGGTTTTGGCGGAATTATTAAACATGTAGTATCGGCGTCTTTTGGAAAAGAGGAAGATAGCCGAGCACAGGAATTTGTAAAAGCAGCACAGGACCTAGGTCTAAACCCCGAAGATAAAAAATCTATTCATGCGGCGACTCTTAAAGCATTTGTTAAAGAGCAACTCCAGCAAGGCAAAAACATTCCTTTAGATTTATTTGGAGCATTCCAAGTTACTAAAGCGACTGTGAAGTGACTTCTTGAGTTTAACGGAAGTAAAACTAGTTAAACATTTTTAAATTAAGGAGCTATTATGGCAACTAAAGAAGTAGCAGTTAAGCAGGAAAATCTACCGGCACTTGTTTCTATGTATGAAGAAGATATTGGTGCTGGTTTTGAAAATGCGGATAGAGACTCTTATTCCATTCCGTTTATTTCTATTTTGCAATCCGGATCCCCACAGGTTAAAAAGTCCGACGGCGCTTACATCAAAGGCGCCGAAGAAGGATTTCTTTTTAATTCTGTGAGCCAAGAAATAGTATCAGGAGAAACAGGCATTAAAGTTGTTCCTGCTTACTTTACTAGAAGGTTTGTGGAATGGATTCCTAGAGATGCTGGTGGAGGTGGAGGACTAGTTGGAGAGCATTTGCCTTCTGATCCTATCATTACCACAGCAACCCGAGACAGTAAAAACCAACTAGTATTACCTACCGGTAATATTTTGGTGGATACTAGAACTCACTATGTCTTAGTGGTTAATATGGAAACGGGAAGTTTTACCCCCGCACTAATTTCCATGGCATCCACTCAGGTCAAAAAATCTAGGCAGTGGATGACTAGAATGGAATCTATTAAGTTTAAAAATACTCAAGGACAGTTATTTACGCCTCCCATGTTTAGTCATATTTACCAACTGACTACCTCTCCGGAGCAAAATGATCAAGGTTCTTGGTATGGTTGGAAAATTGAAATGGTTGGCCCTTTAGAAGATTCGGCACTATATGGCGCCGCTAAATCATTTAGGGATGCTGTTAAAACTGGTGAAGCTAAACCAAGCCAACCAGTAGTAGCGGCAGAGGCTGATGTTCCATTTTAATTAGTATTAGGGGAAAGCGAAAGTGAGTACCCTTTTTTATTAGAGACATTATGAAAGAACTAGCAGAAAGATTTTATAACTTATTCGAAGGCCTCCATAGAGCGCACGGGCAATATAGAATTGATGCCGCGTCTTTAGGCAGCGGTAAAGTTGCCGGAAGAGCAGTTACCATATTAGAACCTTTGACTTTAGACAAGTGGGAAGACCATTTAAATGGAAAATTAGGAGTAGGTTCTATACCTATTAGAGATGATGCTACTTGCTCTTGGGGTGCTATTGATATCGATACTTATCCTTTAGATATTCCTGCTCTTGAAGCAAAGCTTAAAGAACTAGATCTTCCGCTTATACCATGTAGAACTAAATCTGGCGGTGCTCATTTATACCTATTTTTAAATACTCCGGTGGACGCATCTAAATTAAGAAATTACTTAATGAGATTTTCTTCGGTACTCGGTTATACTGGAGTTGAAATATTTCCTAAGCAAGTTAAATTGGCTAGTGAAAGGGATGTTGGTAATTGGATTAATATGCCATACTTCAGCGGTGACAAAACCGATAGATATGCTATTATTGGAGGAAAACGTGCCTCTATCCTTCAGTTTTTAAAAAGAGCCGAACATATCAAATCGGTATTGACGGAAGAAAAACTAGCTCAAATAATCATTAATGAAACCGAAGCATTTGCTGATGGTCCTCCTTGTTTGCAGGCACTTTCTATTAATAAAATCCCACAAGGGCATAGAAACGAAGGTTTATTTGCTTTAGGCGTTTACGCAAGATTAAAGCATGGGGACAACTGGGAAATAGAAGTCGACCAATATAACCGTGCTTATGTAGATCCACCTTTACCTTTTAAAGAGGTTGGTGCCGTCATTAAAAGTTTATCTAGAAAAAATTATTTTTATCCATGTTCTAAAGCGCCAATTGTAGGTTTATGTAATAAAGAATTATGTAAGCATAGAGAATACGGAATAGGACAGGGGGATAACGATGAACCTTCTATCAATATTGGAACACTTGTCAAAATTTTATCCGATCCTCCTACTTGGATTATTGATGTGGACGGGGTTCGCTTAGAATTAAATACGGACGATTTGCTTTCTCAGGATAAATTTAGAAAAATTTGCATGGAAAAAATTAATAAACTTCCAAACAAAATTAAACCTATTCGTTGGGAAAAAATGGTTAAGGAAAAACTAGAGCATGTAGAATTAATTGAAGCGCCTCCTGACGCGTCTACTGAAGGAAGATTTATGCAGCTAGTAGAAGCATTTTGCACCGGTCAAGCACAGGCAAGACACCAAGACGAATTACTTGCTGGAAAACCTTGGACTAATGATAGTAGAACTTACTTTAGGTCGGTTGATCTTGGGCGCTTTTTAGACCAACAGCATTTTAGAGAATTAACTAATAAAGAGCAATGGGCTGCTTTAAGAAGAAATGGTGCCTCACACCATCAGTTTAATTTGAAAGGCAAGTGTGTTCAGTGCTGGTCTATTAGTGAATTTAATTTACAAACTGAAGACTTTAATGTGCCTACTATTGGGAGTGACTTTTGAAGATTGGAAGTGGTGAGCAAAAAGTAATACTTGGTGCGCCCGGATGCGGTAAAACCACGGCGCTTTTAAATTTATTGGATCAAGAAATTCAAAATGGTACACCTATTCAAAATATTGCTTTTGTATCTTTTACTAGAAAAGCCGTACAAGAAGCCATAAAAAGAACAACTGAAAAATTTGATTTTTTAAAAACGGACTTAGTTTATTTTAAAACTATTCATGCTCTTTGTTATAGAGAATTGCAATTAAAGCAAACGGATTTAATTAGTCAAATCAATATGGACGAGTTTTCAAAAGTTATGCAAATGCCTTTTAGTGCTGTTACAGATGAGTCAACTGGTTTAGCAGCGGGAAGTAGTTTAGGTGACCAAATGCTTTTTTATGCAGCACTTGCAAGAGTCAAATTAAAAAGTTTAGAAGAAATTTATTACGAATTAGTTAACCCTGAATTTACTTGGCACATGTTTAAACAAATAGCAGATGCTTATGACCAATATAGATTAGATACAGGAGTAATAGACTTTACTGGTATACTTGAAACCTTTTTTTATTCTCAAATTTTTGTGCCTTGTGAAGTTGCATTTATAGATGAAGCCCAAGATCTTTCTGCTTTACAGTGGCAAGTATTAAAAAGCGGTTTTTCTCAGTGCAAAAGAGTTTACATTGCTGGTGATGATGACCAGGCTATTTATTCTTGGTCGGGGGCCGATATAGATAGTTTTTTGACTTTAGAAGGAGAAAAAGAAATTTTAGGCATAAGCCACAGAATGCCTAAAGTTATATTTGATTTAAGTCAAAAAATAATAGGTCAAATTAATAAAAGATATCATAAAGTAGTAGAACCTAGAAATGAATTAGGTTCCATAGAATTTCATAATAGCCCAGACGCCATACCAGTAGATCCTAGAAAAGGATCTTGGTTGATACTTGTAAGAAATACTTACGCTTTGCCTGGTATTGAAAAAAATTTACGTCTTCTTGGAATACCTTTTCTTAAACGGCAAGGAGCCTCCTCAATCAATCAAAACCATTTACAGGCAATTAAAAGCTGGGAAAAATTAAGAGCAGGCAATCCTCAGCCCGGTATTTACATTAAAAAAATTTATGAACAGTTAAAAGTAGGGCATGGAGTTAAAAGAGGCTTTAAGGCATTAAGTAAAATGGAAGACGGTGTTCTTTACACAATAGAAGATCTAAAAGCAAACTTTGGTTTACTTACGGACCTTATTTGGCACGATGCTTTTAAAGAAATTCCCATGGATGATATTGAATACTATTTATCCATACTTAGAACTTATGGGGTTGAAATGTTTGTTAATAGACCGGAAGTTCATGTAAATACTATTCACGGGGTAAAAGGCGGAGAGGCAGACAATGTGGTTTTATTTTTGGACCAAGCTCGAAAGACGCACTCAGAATATTTATTAGAACCAGATTCAGAAAGACGAGTCATGTATGTAGGCATAACAAGAGCTAAGAAAAACTTGCATATAGTTCAACCTCAAAGCAATAAGTTTTTTCAATTACCAATATGATCCGTATAAATAAATACAATAAATATATTTTTAAAAAGTTGTTGATTTGTTCAAAAATATATTTATAATTAATTTAACAGTAGCAAATAAAAAGCAACTGTTAACTTTTAAACTAGAAAGGATAGAAAGATGCAAACGATAGATACCACTTTAACACTTGTTGACCAACTCGGCATTCTAAAAGCCGAAATCGCTGCTTTACAGGCAGAAGAGAAAAAACTTAAAGAGCAATTAATTGCTTTAGGTTTAGGTTCCCATGAAGGTCTTATGTATGATGCTAATGTAACAGAAAAAAGTAGAGATAGTTTAGATATGGATGCGGTCCGCGCTAAACTTTCCCCTCAATTTATGCGTGCTCATACAAAAACTACGACTTACCCAGAAGTTCGCGTAACTGCTAGAAAGGGCAAATAATTATGAGCCATGAACTAGATTTTACTAAAGGGCGTGCGGCTATTGCTTATGTGGGGGAAACCCCATGGCACGGTTTAGGCCAGCAGTTAGAGGCTGGTGCGCCTATTGAAACTTGGCAGGTTGAGGCGGGCATGGATTTTTCTTTAGAAGAAACACCAGCTTTATTTTCTATTGGCGCCAAAATAGGTATTGTTCCGGATCGTAAAGTTTTAATTCGTTCCGATAGTTTGACTCCTCTTGCTGTGGTTAGTAACGCCTATCAAGTAGTCCAGCCCAAAGAAGTTTTAGAATTTTATCGTGACTTAACAGAAAAAGCAGGTTTTCAGTTAGAAACAGCTGGCGTGTTAAAAGGCGGTAGAAAATACTGGGCACTTGCTAATATGGGTAAAGAGGCTAAAGTTCTTGACGATACCATTAAAGGTTATTTACTATTAGGTACGGCCTGTGATGGGTCTATGTCCACTACGGCAATGTTTACTTCTATCCGTGTGGTATGCAATAATACTTTAGGGTTTGCTATGGATGAGGCTAAAGGTAATAGTAGAGTTGTTAGAATTAACCACCGAACTACTTTTAACGATGCCAAAGTAAAAGCACAGTTAGGCATTGCCGCGACTTCTTGGGATAATTTTATGAAGCACGTAGAGGCTTGGAGCGAAACTAAAGTTACAACTTCCGATGCCGAAGATTATTTCAGTGAAATCGCTTCTTATAAAGGCAATGATGGTGAGATAGTGGTTTCAGATAAAACAGTTAGCACGCTTTTAGATTTATTTCAAGGCCGCGGAAAAGGTTCAGAACTTGAATCCGCTAAAGACACTGTTTGGGGATTAGTTAATGCGGTTACGGAGTTTGTTGATCACCACCGTGGCCGTTCTAACGATACTCGTATGGATAGGGCTTGGTTTGGTGATGGTTTGGCAACTAAAGAATTAGCTAGTAATTTAGCAGACGAACTAGTTGGTATCTAGTTTGGGGCGGGGGAACCCGCTCCTTTTTTGGATTAATTATGATAGAATTTGCAACATTAGAAGACATACCTTTAATTAAAAAAGCAGCTAATAAGCATGTGGAAGAACTTGGCTTTATTGGAGGTTGGGATTTTAAAGGTGTTATAGAAAAGAAACATATGTTGGTGGATAGAGAAACCGGGTCTTTTTGTCATTTTCATATTAGAAAAGACGGGGTCACCGTTATTTACGAAATATTAGTTACTCCAGCAGCAAGAGGATTGGGTTTAGGTAAAGCCATGATTAATATGCTTACCAAACCAGTTAGGGCTAAGTGTCCTGAAAATTTGCCGTCCAATGGTTTCTATGAAAAAGTTGGATTTCGGAAAATTACGGTGGAAGAAGGCAAAAAAAGAAAACTTAATGTATGGGAGCTTAGGGATGTTTGGGAAGAATAAAATATTAAAACAGGACTTAAATCCGGATAGTTTTTGGGTCCAAGAAATTTTTTATACTATTCAAGGTGAAGGACCTTTTTCTGGAAGGCCTGCTATTTTTGTTAGGCTTGCTGGATGTAATCTTCGTTGTCATTTTTGTGATACGGATTTTGAATCTTCTACTACTCATTTAACGGCTGAAGAAATTGTTAGTGAATGTATTAAGTATCCTACAAATCTTATAGTTATTACTGGAGGAGAGCCTTTTAGGCAGAATCTTTATGAACTTTGCTTAAAGTTATTTGCTTATGATTACAGTATTCAAATAGAAACCGCTGGAACTTTATGGCAAGAAGAACTTGATTCTTTAGCGGATAAACTTCATATTGTTTGTTCTCCTAAAACGGGATCTGTCCACCCAGCTATTAAAAAATACTGTAAAGATTGGAAGTATATTACTAAAGTAGGTGATACTGATTTAGAAGATGGTTTGCCGAATGTTTCCACTCAGGTGAAAGAAAAACCATTAAAACTTTTTCGTCCAGCAGAAGGAACTATCTGGCTACAGCCTATGATGGAGTATTTGCCGGATGGGGATGTGGATGCGGATAAAACTTACGCTAATACAAAGTTAGCTGCTACGCTTGTCATGAAACACGATTATCGATTAACTATTCAAATGCACAAATTAATAGGACTACCATGACTTACCAATCCACTAAAACATACGGACATGAACTAGGCTTTTCTACTGCTTTTAGGCAATGGCGAGCCAATAGCCACTGTAAATTTATACATGGTTATGCCATGTCTTTTAAATTTATCTTTGAGGCTGCTTTGCTTGATGAAAGAAATTGGGTAGTAGATTTTGGAGGACTAAAACAATTAAAGAAAATATTAGAAGATCTTTTTGACCATACATTAATAGTAGCCCAGGATGATCCGGAAATAGAATGGTTTAGGGAAGCAGCTAAAAAAGAAATTATTGATTTAGTTATTTTTCCGGATACTGGGTGTGAGGCATTTGCTCATTATGTTTATCTTTTAGCAGAAAAGTGGCTAGAAGACGAAGGTTACACACCACGCTGTCGCCTCGTGAGTGTAGAAGTAAAAGAACATGGCGCTAATTCAGCAATTTATATAAAGGAATAGAAATGAAAAAAGAAAAAGTGATGGTCATTTTGTCCGGAGGACAGGATTCGACAACCTGCTTGTTTCTCGCCAAGCAATTATACCAAGAAGTTCATGCTGTAACTTTTGATTACAATCAAAGGCATAAAATAGAAATTGAAGCGGCTAAAAAAGTAGCAAGAATTGCCGGTGTTGAAAGCCATGAGGTTATAGAATTAGGGCCTATCCTAAAAGGAAAATCTCCACTCACCGACCCAAACCAAGCATTAGAACAGTACACCAACTACCAAGAAATGGATAAGATTATTGGGGACAGGGTTGAGCTTACTTTTGTGCCTATGAGAAATACGCTTTTTTTAACTGTCGCCGCTAATCGTGCTATAGTTATGGGCTGCTCTATTTTAGTTACCGGTATTTGTCAAGCGGACAATGCTAACTATCCGGATTGCACGGAAGCATTTAGATCCGACTTTGAGATCATGGTCAATCAGTCATTAGGAAATGATTATCGATTACATGTAGTGGCACCATTAATAAATGATACTAAAGCTGAAAGCATTGCTAGAATGGCGGATGCCGGCGGTTATCCGGCGCTTGCCTATACCCACACTTCTTATGATGGCAAATATCCTCCGAAAGATAAAAACCATTCTAATGTATTAAGGGCTCAGGGTTTTCTGGAAGCGGATTTACCGGATCCTTTAGTGGTTAGGGCTTGGCATGAAAATCTTATGGCTTTGCCGGATACCCCTAACTATGACAAAACACTTGGTTTTTACGATACTTTGATTGAAACTATTAAGGGGTATGCTAATGTCTGATAAAGAAACGGTTATTAGAAATTTACTTTCTATTGTTATCGGGGAAGATAGTTTTAGAGGTGGATTATTAGAAACCCCTAAAAGAGTGGTCAAAGCATGGGAGCATTGGTCTCATGGGTATAAACAAGACCCAAGAGAAATATTAAAAACTTTTGAGGATGGGGCGGAAAATTATGACCAAATTATTTTGGTGAAAGATATTCCAGTTTATAGTCACTGCGAGCATCATTTGGCACCATTTTTTGGAAAGGCTCATGTGGCTTATATTCCGGATGGTAAAATTGTAGGACTTTCTAAACTTTCAAGAGTAGTAGATATTTATGCAAGAAGATTACAAGTACAAGAAAGATTAACTAGCCAGATAGCGGAGGCTATTCAAAATGCTTTAAATCCAAAAGCAGTCGGGGTTATTATGGAATGTAGGCATTTATGCATGGAATCAAGAGGCATTCAAAGACAAGGATCCAGCACGGTAACTAGTGCTATGAAAGGTTTATTTGAATGGGATCGGTCATCTAAAGAAGAATTGTTAAACTTAATCAGGAACTAAAATGGAAAAACTATCAAAAACAGAACATTTAAAAGCATTAGGAAAAGAAAGCGACTATCACTATGATGGTGCTGATATTAAATTATTGGAAAAGTTTCCTAATCCTATGAAACTTAAAACAGCAAATAATTTTGCTCATGCTGAAACCAAGATTAAAATTATTGCTCCTGAATTCACTTCTCTTTGTCCTCTAACGGGGCAGCCTGACTTTGCAACTATTGTGGTTGAATATATTCCTAGGGAATTTTGCGTGGAATCTAAATCTTGGAAATTATTTTTAGGTTCTTTTAGACAAGTAGGAGAGTTTCATGAGTCCTGTGTTACTAGGATTGCTCAGGCGCTTGTTGATTTATTGGATCCGGAATATTTAAAAGTAGAAGGACAGTTTACCCCAAGAGGCGGAATTCCTTTCTGGCCAACTTTTGAGTACTGGCGCAATGTCTAAAGTTAAATATTTTTTCTCTGGTACTATTGGGGCTACTGCTGAGGTAGAAGAAAAATTGGCAAGAGGGTTTACTTATAGGCTTTGCTCTTGCCATGACCACTACATCAAAGAAGCCAAGAGGTGGGCTGAACTTTGTGGTTTAGAAGGTGGCTCGGTTAAAGAAATAATGCTTGACTCCGGTGCTTTTACGGCTTGGTCTAAAGGTAAAAAAGTAGAGCTTCAGGATTTAATTGCTACCTACCAGGATGTTATGAAACTTATTCCAAGTCATATCCAGATATGGTTAATAAACTTAGATGTCATTCCAGGATCACCAGGAGTAACGGCAGGTGAAGAAGAAATTACTCAGGCAATTAAAACTTCTGACGAAAACTTTAAAGTATTAACTAAAGAATTTGGCAATATAGTTTTACCCGTTTTTCACCAAAATGAATCTGAGGCTAGGATGTTTGAGGTTTCTGATATGGCGGATTATATTTGTGTTTCTCCTAGAAATGACTTACCGGAAAAAAGCCGTCTTGCTTGGTCTAATTATGTTCACCGAAAACTACCTGGAAAGAAAACTCATGGATTAGCGGCTACTGGTGAAAACATGTTAAGACAGGTCCCCTGGTACTCGGTAGATTCAGCATCCTGGCTTTACGCAGCAGTCATGGGAAAAATAAAGTTTTTGCATAATGGAAAATTAATGGAAATGGCTACTAGTAATGAAAACCCTAATCGGTATGAAATGGGTTCTCACATAACCACAATACCAAAACACATGGTAGAAGTCATAGCAGAAAGAGCGGCGCTTCATGGATTAACTATTGAACAACTTCAGTATGAACATATGGCCAGGCGTATGATGACGGGGCTTGAAATTGTTGAGTGGCTTAAAGTATTGCCTGAACCAAACTCTCTTTACCAAGATTCACTTTTCGATCTATAGGACAAATATGTTAGAAATTATTAAATTAGTTGCTGGAACGGTTGCTGAAAAAGATTTAATTCCTGCTTTTACACATATTCATATTTATGATGGCAGAATTCAGGGAATGGATGGAAAGGCGGTTGCTATTGATGCTGAATGTAGCCAGGTAAAAGGCATAAGCGCAACTGTACCGGCGGATAGATTTCTTAGGGCGGTTGATGCCTGTGAGGGGGCTCCTGTGCTTACGGTAACGGATAGAAAACTTATTATTAAAAGAGCCTCTTTTAAAGCTATGTTACCATTAATGGCTCATGAAAGTTATCCAAAAATGGAAGGACCTTCTAATAAAGAAAAATATCCAATTAAAGTTGGTTTTGTGGGAACTTTAAAAAGACTAAAGCCATTTATTAGCCAGGACGCATCCAGACCTTGGTCATGCTCTATTCTTTTTAAGAATGAAAAAATGTATGCAACCAATAACGTAATTTTAGTAAGCCTACCTTTTCCAACACCTATTAATATGGCTCTTCCTACGGCTGCTGTTGATGAACTTATTAGAATTAACCAAGATCCGAAAGAGGTTTTGATAGATGATAACCATTTATTTTTTCTTTATGATAATTTTTGGATTAGGGTTAATCCTTTAAGTTCTGAGTGGCCGGATATAGATAAATTATTTGGTGACTATGAATATGAAAGTTTGCCTTTAGTTCCAGGTCAATTATTAGATGCCGTTAGAAAGATTGCTCATTTCCACCCTGATCCGAAGTTTCCGGTGGTGGTATTTAATGAAGAAGGGGTCCATACTATGGATGGTGAGCACACGGCGTCCGTTGGAGGAGTTACTTTACCGGATGGTAAATATCGGGCTGAAATGATTTCACTAGTACTTAATGAAGCCATCAAAGCGGACTTTTCAAAGTACCCCGGCCCCTGTCCTTTTTATGGTATGGATAAACTAAAAGGCATTATAGTAGGTATTAGAGCATGAGACATGACTCGGACGGTCTTTTTTGGCAAGACGTAGAAACCATAAAACCGGTTAAAACCGGTGAGAAGCAAAAAATGGCAAGAGTTATGCCGGCAATACCAGAAACAGGTTGGAAACCCCGAGACTTTCCGAATTTGACCGGAATTGACCAGGTTGCTATAGATACGGAGACATATGACCCAAAAATTTTTGAAACAGGCCCAGGTTGGGCCACCGGTGAAGGTTTTGTTGCGGGCATCTCAGTGGCCACAAAAGACCAGGCCTGGTACTTTCCGATCGGACACACAGTTGGGGAAAACCAGGATAGGGAATCCGTACTTAAGTTTATCCGTGAAACTACAGAAAATGAAAAAACGGAAAAGATTTTTGCAAACGCACTATACGATATCGGCTGGCTCTCGACCCTTGGTATTGAAGTTAGAGGAGCTATTAGGGATATCCAAATTGCCGAACCTTTACTTGATGAACATGCTTTCAGCTATTCACTCAATGCACTGTCTCAGAAATACCTTGGCGAAAGTAAGGCGGAGGATAGCCTTTATAAATGGGCATCTAGGGCCTATGGAGGACAACCCGATAGAAAACAGGCAAGCAATATCTGGAGATGCCCACCTGCCTTGGTGGGCCCTTACGCAGAAGCCGACGCTTCACTAGCTATAAAAGTATGGAACTGCCAAAAACCTTTATTAGAGGAGGCGGATCTTATTTCTCTTTTTGAGTTAGAATCCGCTCTTTTACCTATTTTATTTAGAATGAGAAAACATGGGGTTAGGGTTGATCTTGATAAGGCTAGGCTTGCTGATGATGCTTTATCTCAAAGAATAGAAACTATTGAAAAATCTTTAAATGGTTTAAATATTTACGCAGCAGCAGATGTAGAAAAATTGGCTAAAAAAAGAAATCTTATCTATCCAACCACCAATACTGGCAAGCCTTCTTTTAGGTCTAAGTGGCTTGAGGACAATTTGCCGGAGGTTGCTGAGTGTCGTAAATTAACTAAAGCAAGAGATACTTTTATTAGGTCTTACATTTTAGAAAGCCATGTAAATGGAAGACTTTTTGGGCAATTCCATCCATTAAGATCAGACGACTCCGGAACGGTTTCCGGCAGATTTAGTTCCTCCACCCCTAATTTACAGAATATTCCTGCTAGGGATCCTGAATTAGGACCGCTTATTAGATCTATTTTTGTGCCTGATTTAGGTCATGCTTCTTGGGGGTCATTTGACTATAGTCAAATTGAATACCGAATGCTAGTTCATTATGGAAACGGAGAGTCGGCTGAACTCGCTAGAAGTCAGTACTACACGGACCCTAAAACGGATTTTCATGAGTTTGTTTCCAACCTTACAGGAGTCCCAAGAAAAGAAGCCAAAAATATTAATTTTGGCTTGGTTTATGGTATGGGAGAAAAGGCGCTTGCTAAAAATTTAGGAAGAGAACTTTCAGAAGTCAAACCTTTGTTTGACCAATATCATAACCAATTCCCTTTTGTCAAAGATATATATAATTTGGCCAGTCAAAGAGCAAGCCAAAGAGGTTATATAAGAACTTTTGCCGGCAGATACGCAAGATTCAATTTATATGAACCAAGCTCAAACCACGACAACGAAACTTTTTTGCCTTATGATCAGGCGCTTGAAAAATGGGGTCCTAAAATTAGAAGATCCTTTACCCACAAAGCACTTAATAGATTATTACAGGGGTCGGCGGCTGATCTTATTAAGATGGCTATGGTTTCTATTCACAAAGCCGGATTAATGGACACAGTTCCTATGCTTTTAACGGTTCATGATGAATTAGATTTTTCTATAGAACATAAACCAGAAGTAAAAGAGGCGGTATTGGAAATTATTGAGTTGATGACTAAGATACCAGGATTAAAAGTGCCTTTACTGGTGGATGCGGAATTTGGTAAAAGTTGGGGGGAGGTTAAATAATGGCGGCAATTAAATGTTATAAATGTGGGTCGGAAACTAAAGTATCTTTTACTGCTCCTATGCAAAATTTACAATGGCGAAGGAGGTGGTGCCTTAATAAAGAATGTGGTTACCGATTTTCTACTTATGAAGTAGAGTCAACTTTTTTAAAAAGACTCATCAAAAGAGCATCCACAAGATATGTCCAAGAAGGCAATTTTATGCTTAAGATAGTAGACCCAGAAATGCAACTACCAACCCAAGCTAAAAAAACCATAAGCCAGCATAAAAAGTTTTTGCAAAAAGAAAAGAAAAGAATAGCCCAACACGAAGCAAGAAAACACCATGAACGCTTAGGTCCAGAAGAGGTTCAGGAACTTTTACAAAAAAATAAAAAATAATCGTTGATTTTTTTATAATAGTGCCGTTATAATTAATTTAACGGCAATAGTGCCGTAAATAGAAAGGAAAGAAAGATGCGTAAAATTAGTAATGAAAGAGCAAACATAGGATTTCGTGCCGACAATAGTTTTGCACCGGATTCTTATTGTCAGGGCAAACTAACCTTATGGAATAAAGGCAACAACGCCGAGCCTTACAAAACTATTCCATTTTTCATGCAATATAAAGACTATCCTAAATTCATTAGGACATGGCGTAAAGCCATGATCGCCAAAGGCGGTAAGTTATCTTATTCTTCCATGGCTTTTAATTTAAAAGGAGGTGTTTAAATGCATTCTTTTATTAAAGATGGCCGCATAAACGGCACAGGCCTCCAAGGTTATATTAACGCCTATTATTCTCAGTTAGTAGACACTTTTGGAGAGCCTAATTATGGCCCAAATGATAACGGCATGGATAAAGTTACCTGCCAGTGGATTTTAACTTTTGAAAATGGAACCGTCGCCACTATTTATGATTGGAAAGAAATGGATACTCCATTTTCGGAATACCGGTGGCATATTGGCGGAAAAAGTTTAGATGCTCTCAATAAAGTTTTGGAGGCCTTCCATGGAAGATAAGGCGCCCCCACTTTGGCAAATTGTCTTAGGGACTTTGTTATTTGCCATTTTTATGTATTTTTTTACTGTTTTGGCATTTTTAATATAAGGAGTATTATGGCAGCAATTGATGGTATTTTAATTAAATATAAAGCAGGTATCAGCCCCATCATGGAGGCTATACTTGCTTCCTTAGAAAAAGAGCCTTCGGAAACCATGGCGCTTTGTCGGTATCTTTCCGATAACAAGGTTTGTAGTTTATTAACCGCTTATAACAACCTGCATTCGGCTATTGGTTTAAAACTAATAGTTTCCTATTATGACAAAAAGAACCGCCGTAAAAAGCTGGTTAAATTAACAGAGAAAGGTAAGGCATATCTTGGCAAAGTTAGAAAAAACTGGATTGGCTAAACGTTTTGTGGTTTATGATGAATTTGGTCCTTTTAGGGCTTTTGATTATAAACAGGAGGCCCTCGATTTTATGGCTATGCTTGATTCTTCTAAAGTTAAATTAGTTATAAAACCTAAACCTAAAAAAGTATACAACTTTGAGGAGGCGCCATTTTGAAAAAAGAAAAAGAAGTTATTGGTTGGTATCAGTTTGAAGAACTTTGCCAAAAATTAATTAGTCAGATTCATAAAAAATATGATTTAGTGGCAGGGGTTACTAGGGGTGGTTTGATTCCCGCCGTCTATATTTCCCACAGGCTTAAATTACCTATGATAGCTATGGACAAAGAAGAAAAATTGCCGGTGGATTGCCGAGTTTTGGTTATTGATGAAATTTATGATACTGGTGAAACTTTATTCGGTATCATGAAAAGGAATCCGGCTGCTGATTTTGGGGTGCTTTACCATCAGGCAAGTTTACCTCCGCTTAATTATTTTGGTGAAAAAAAAGTTTTAGATAAGTGGATTGTTTTCCCTTGGGAGGTTTTGTGAATTGTATTACTTGTGATAACATTACTTCGGTGGTTGATTCTAAAAAACTTTATGATCCGAATCAACATATGCATTATGTAGAAAGAAGAAGAGAATGTCCTTATTGTCAAGTTAGATTTAATTCTATAGAAATTACGCTTGAAAAATATTATGAATTTTTTAATGAAAGGAATTTATCATGAATGTACCTTATGATACTGGTAAAGTAAAAATCGGGGTTCATTACCAGCCAGAACCTTATGTGGAATTGGATAAAGATATGCTATTTTTACAGGAATGTTTACTCCAGAAAAAAGAAGTGTTTTCTTTTTTTAGAGATATTATAAAAGTTTTAGTGGAATGAAAACATTTGCATTTATTTTTTCAATTATGATTTGTGGCAGCGTTATATTTATGACTGAGTTATCACGTAATGAGTCTTACAAAAAAGAAATGATATGGAGAGTGAAATGACAGACGAACAAATGAAAGAGTTGGCTGAATTGCGTGTAGCCATACAAGATTTAAAGTATCAATTGATACAAAAGCATGATTTGCGTGAATTAAGTGATGCAACAATACGAGAACTGTCAGTTGCTTTTATGTTGGTATTACGCAGAACTCCTGAAGATGAACTTTTTGAAAATGTATATGAATATTCAAAATTACTATTAAAGAAAGCGAGTGAGAAATGAGAACAATTGCACCAACAAATAGATTGCGTTTTGTTGAAAGAGTAATTCCTAGCCATGATGTTGAGGCAGGTTACAAAGTAAAAATACTTCAACAGTGGTGGAATTATCAAATATTATCAGACAATTCTGGTTGGATTCCTATTGAGGGTGGTGAATGGCGTGACGTACCTTTAGAAAGCGAGTGAGAAATGACAGAAGACCAAGAAGTTAGAGAATGGATGGGTTGGTATCTAGAAAAGCCAATAAATGTTTATGAAGTTTATGGCGATGCACTTGAATTTACGGCAGAAGAAAAATCTATGACTGCAATACTAAAGAAAGCGAGTGAGAAATGAGTCATTACGGCAAATGTAAACATGGCATTTATTTAGGGGGTTGTCGTGAATGTTTTTCTTTGCCTAAATTAACAAAAGTTGGGGAAGAACTTATTCAAGAATTAGTAGAGTGTTTTAATGAGGATAAAGAAATGACCGCAAATGAACTAGCAGATTTAAATGAATGGTCTTGTTGTGCTCAAAGTAAACAAGTTTCTGCCATGCTACGTCAACAAGCCAAAGAAATTGAAGAGTTAAAAGAACGCTTAGAAGAAACTCGTCAGTTGTATTTAAAGCAATTAGCCATCACCCATTCTGACACCCAATCACACCCAATTGAACCAGTGGCAATGCGTTATGACTTTGATGGATATGGATATATGTATATTGACTCAGGTTCAGGAAGTGATTGGCAAACAAGAAAGAAGGTTGAATTCCTTTACACCAAGCCATTTTTTAGTCAAAAACCTGTTGCTATGATGGTTAAAATGGATGGGTTTGATAAACCTGAGTTTACTACAATTTGTAGTTCTGATGCACTAAAACATCCTAACTATACTGCATTGTATGACCACCCAATGCGTGAACTAACAGATGAGGAAATAAACAAACTGTGGGCAGAATCGCATGAAGATGGTATTGCTATGCAACAGGGATTTACTACTCAACAACATTATTTTGCACATTTAATACTAAGAAAGGCAAGTGAGAAATGACGAATTACGTTTTTACACACCCACCAGCAAAAGCAGGTTGTTGGGTTATTGGTGGCGATTTAAAGGTTTTTGTTTGCAAAAAACCAAATTGGTTTCATAAAAAGATGACCAAGTTTTTCTTTGGTTGGGACTGGAAAGATGGTGATTTTGAAACACAATTAAGGAAAGCGAACGAAAAATGACAGCAAATGAACTAGCAGATGAATTAACAAAAATGTTCAGGGGTGAGGAATATGATAGGCTTATTCACGAAATACCCGATATGCTACGCCAACAAGCCAAAGAAATAGCAATGCTTAAACAAATCATTGATGCAAACAATTTACAGTTAAATATTGGACAGTTGAAAAAAGAACTAGCACTACAAAGGCTATCTGATTTTAGTCAAGAGATTGAGGATAGGGAATCTGCTATATACGCAACTGGCTATTGGAATGGTATTCAAAAAACCAAAGAAAAGAATGAAACATTAGATACAAGGTCTTATTTGATTGGTAGATACGATAAGCTGCGTGAACTTACTGATGAAAAAATATTAGATTTATGCCCACCAAATCATTCTGAAATGATGAATGAAGCATACACAATTGAATTTGCAAGAGCAATAGAATCATATTTAAAAGGTGAAAAATGAAATTTAACTGTGGTGAATCGTGGGAATATGAAAAATTAAGGTTGGAAAACTGGCACGAATGGTTTGCTTGGCGTCCAGTGCGGGTTGGTAATTGTGACTGTAGGTGGCTAGAAAAAGTGCAACGCAAGGGTAAATACATATACTACGGCATTGACTCATGTTGGCTTTGGGAATATAAGGAGATTGAGAAATGACAGAAAAAATAAAATGGAAAGCATATGAAGAGGTTGAATTTCATAACAAAGTAATTTGGCGATGGGTTCGTGAGGGTGATGAATATGTGAATAGAATGACAAAAGAACAAATGGAAGTGTTTAAAAAATTTATTGAGTTTTTTAATGAACCTAAAGAAAGCGAGTGAGAAATGACAGCAAATGAACTACCAGCAAATCAATTGGCTGATTTATTAGATGAAATTCCAGTAGGTGACTTTGAAAGCCTTGACAATCATCACTTTACTAGACAAGCATCCACCATGTTACGTCAACAAGCCCAAGAAATAGCAGATTTAAAAAATGCAAATAGATTTATTCAAAACTTTGCGGAAGAACAGCGCCTAAAAGTATCAGCATCAGAATCTGAAATAGAACAGTTACAAGACCGTTTAAATGAGTTTTTGGTTGCAAGAGATTTGGCAATACTAAGAAAGGCGAGTGAGAAATGAAAGAAAGATTATGGGGTTTTTTAGGTGATGCCACTGATATTATTGGTGGAATAATTTTATCTTTAATACTTGTGGTTTCATTGTTTGGTATTGTTGGGGGATTTATTTTTTGTGGTTGGCTTTTATTATCAAGCCCTCAAGATAAAGAAGCACGTAGACAGGCTGAAATAGCCGAGGCTACACCACATAAGTACGCAGAAGTTGATGGTTGCACAGTTTACACATGGTACGCAAATGGTCGTAATCATTACTTTACTAAATGCCCAACAAAGGTAACAACAGAAAGTAGATACAGTGAATATTGTGGTAAGGCTTGTAGTAAAGAGCGTAGTGAAACAATTGAAACGGAGAGATAAATGACTGCAAATGAATTGGTGGATAAATTAGAAGGTGTAAGTATTAAATTATTGGGTAAAGAAACTGAACACGCAGGTAGAGCTATTATTCTTTACAGAGAATCAGCGATTATGCTACGCCAACAAGAAGCAGAATTGACTGAAGCAGGACATATGATTGGTGTATTACGAGAAGAAATTAGTTTGTTGAAAGAAGAAATAGAAGTGTTGAAACCATATAAAGAAAAGATTGAAATGATGGAAAAAAATCCATCCGAAGGAAAGCGAATTAGAAATGAAATATAGTGATGAATGGTGGAAAAAAGTTGCCGAGTTTAATAAATCATTCCCTTTTGGGTGGTGGAGGTAATATGCTGATAGGATTCGTTAAAGAGAAGCAAGAAGAAGCTTATGATGACTGGGTTAAGCTTTTAAAAGTAGCGAAGGCGGAAGAAGATTTTTTAACTGACCCAAAAGCTATTTGGCTTGAAGCTTGGACACAGGCCACCATGGTTGCCTGGGGTATAGTTAATGATAATGTTCCTCCGGAATATAGAGAGAAAGTATTTGACCAAATGAAAATAAGGTTGCTTAAATGAGATTTATAGAACTAAAACCTAGAAAAAATAGGTCTAAAATGGCAAGGGAAAGAAGAAATGCTCGTTTTAAAAGAGGCGTTTTTAGTAGATATCATTTTTTTAAAGTAGTACTTAAACATGGAAGAAGGAGGTTGTTGAAATGGTGGCGAAGATAAATAAGCGAGAAAAAGAACTTTATTTAGGGCAGGAAGATATTCCGGATGATTTAGTTAAAAAAAGAATTGAGGAAGTGAAAGAAGGTATGGATGCTCCTATGACGGAGCAAATTTATGGTGAGACTAAGTCTTATATGGGGGATGCTAAGCAGGCTTTATTTGTAAAAAATGGTGATATACGTTTGGATGATGATCCTTTAATTGAGTTTATAGAGTTATACCAACCAGGGGTTATGGTGGATAGACAGAAGTTTTATAGACGCCTACTAGATATTTTGGAGGCTTGGAAATAAGTTCATGTCGGAAAAATTACTTTGGCATAAGTTAAGGGCCAAGATTCGTTTGCTTGATTTGCCTGGTAGGTGGGAGAGGGTTGAGAATGGTGTTTCGGTTGGTATGCCGGATGTTAATTATTGTGTTAATGGTTTTGAAGGTTGGATTGAGTTAAAACATGGTAAAATGCCGGCAAAAAAAGATACCGTTATCTTTAAAAGTCAGCGGGGATTAGAGCAAGAACAGGTGAATTGGCACTATATTCAGGTTAAAAATGGTGGGATTTCTTGGATTTTTATGGAACTTTCGGGGGATTTTTATGGGATTCCGGGGAGTTTGGCCGGTGAAATTAACCAATATACGGTGGAAGATGTCCAAAAATACCGGGTTTCTTTGGAAGATTTCTTGGTTTTTCGCTGTATTCAGAATACACCGTGACGGTGAATCAATGGGTTACATGAAAACCAGATTTCGGTGAATCAATGGGTTACAAATTAGGTGTTGAGGTTGATTGACGGTGAATCAATGGGTTAGCGTTAATATTAGGTGGTTTTATATATAGGAAAATAAAAAGGAAAAAATTATTTTTTTTGAAAAAAGTATAATTTACTAATATACTAATAAGATACTTATAGTTACTAGGTTTTAATTAATAGTAGTTCTAATATTTACTAATAACAGTTAATATGTTAACCACAACGGTTTTGAAAGTCGGTATATGAAAAAAATTTAGTGTTTTCTTTGCTATATATAAAACCGGTTGAAAGTTAAGTCTTGACGTGGATATAATAGAAGGAAATACAATTCACTAAAAACTGCTATGGCCGAACGAAAATGGGTAACTAAAATTCCCAAGAAAATGAAACCTGAATCGACTATCAAGGATAAACCAACTCCCGGTATTGTGGTCGGTAGGGAAACCAAACGTCAGACTCAAATAGAGGTGTGGGAAGACATTTTGGATACTTTCGGGGATCCGCTTATGGAGCTTGCCAAGATTGCTTATGATCCAAACATTTCCTTAAGAGATAAGAAAGACTGTCTTAAAGAACTAGTTCAATACGGTCACTCAAAAAGAAGGTCTGTGGAAATTACTGGAGCGGACGGTGCTCCTTTAGAAGTTCGTCTCCAACTCATAGACAGCATAGCTCAAAACTTCGCATCTAAACTTAAAAAGTGAATGCACTAGCCAACATAGATTTCTCAAAAACAACTCCCCAGGAGTTTAAATCTTTGTTGGAAGAATTTACTTTACATGACCTCATAGTTTTAAACAAAAGAATTGAATGGCTTAATTCTGCCCGAGAAAAACAATTAACCCCGGAAGAGGATTGGTGGACTACCTGGCTTATCCTTGCCGGAAGAGGTTTTGGTAAAACTAGGACTGGTGCTGAAGATATTTGCTGGTATGCAATTAGTCATCCAAGGGTTCGCTGCGGAATTATTGCGCCTACCAGTGGAGATATTAGAGATACCTGTATTGAAGGTGTCTCGGGTATTCTCGCCTGTCTTCCTAGTCAAATGATAAAATCCTACAACCGAACTATCTCAGAAGTCATTCTTATCAATGACTCGGTTATCAAAGGATTTTCAGCACAAGAGCCCGATCGTCTAAGAGGACCACAGCATCATAGGATGTGGTGTGATGAGCTTGCGGCTTGGGATAAAGCGGAAGAAGTTTGGGATATGATGATGTTTGGTTTGAGGCTTGGAGCCAACCCTCAGGTTATAGTAACCACTACCCCTAAACCAACGGATCTTATTAGAAGATTAGTGGAAGAGAGCTATGATGAAAATGGTTCGGTTCTATTAACTCAGGGATCCACTTACGAGAATAAAGATAACCTTGCCCCAACTTTCTTTAATGCAATAGCACAATATGAAGGCACGCAGTTAGGGCGCCAAGAGCTTTACGCCGAACTTCTAGATCCGGAAGAAGGTGGTATTGTCAAAAGATCCTGGTTTAAGTTATGGCCATCCGACATGCCTTTCCCAGAATTCACTTATGTACTACAAAGTTATGACACGGCGTTCACAGAAAAAACTAGCAATGATCCTACGGCTTGTACGGTTTGGGGCGTATTTAAGCCTCAGGATAGACCATGGTCGGTCATGCTTATAGACGCCTGGACAGAAAGACTAACTTATCCGGATCTTAAACCAAGAGTCATAGAAGATTATTCCGCCATCTATGGGGAGCCAGGAAAGAAAGTGGATCTTATTCTGATAGAAGATAAAGGCTCGGGCATAAGCCTACTCCAGGATTTACAAAGGGCTGGTTTATTTGTAAGAGCTTACAATCCAGGCAAAGCCGATAAAGTTCAGCGACTTCATGTAGTTTCCAATATAATAGAAAGGGGAAGGGTTTTTATTCCTGAAAGCACTAAATGGGAGGGAGAAGTTAGGGATTGGGCTCAGCAGTTTATGAGTCAAGTTTGCTCATTCCCCCAAGCTACTCATGATGATTATGTGGATACTATGACACAAGCACTCAGGCTTTTAAGGGATATGAACTTTCTTAATATCGATCCAGATCCAGTGGACATGGATATTTACATTGATGAAACTAAGCCAAGGAGAGTTAATCCTTATGCCTTATGACAATAGCAACCAACTTACGGTTCAAGAAGGGCAAGTAAGTCCATCAGAGCAATATGAGAAATTAGTAGGCCTTGGCATGAGCCCAAGTGACGCAGCTCAATACGCTGGCTTTAGCCCTTTCCAAGCAAACCCCCAGCCCAGTCAAAGTGAAATGAAAGTAGCGGTTGCAAGAAACCGAGCAGGACAGCCCGTAAATCCGTATGACCTCAGTAACCTAACTACTCCTTTTACCGAAGGAATGGCCCCTGGTATGGTAGGCACTATCAAAGGAACCTTGTCTTCTATTCCTGGAGTTTTTGGGGATATTGAATCGCTTGGTAGAATGGGATTAAATTATCTTTCCCCCGGTATAGTTAATAAAGAAAATACATTGCCAACCACAGAAGATTATTACAGCATGTTCCCTCAGTTTTATAAAAATGGTCCAGCTGCTTATTCAGAAAATATAGGCGGCGCCGGAGGAAGAAACATTGTTGGCGGGGTTATTGATCCTTTTGCTGTTGCCAAAGGTGTGACTAGTGCCGCTCCTGCCATTGCTAAAGGTGCCAAAGCGCTTGGAGAAACTGCAGCTTCTAAAATACTTTCTAGTGAACCTTTAATTCCAGGAGCCAAGTTTCTTAATCCTCCAGTTATGTCTATGATTAAACCTAAAGGAGGGCAGTGGCCAACAAGTTTTGGTTCGGGAGATTTAATAGGTCAAGGCAACCTAGGAAACTTTATAGACGAGTCTATGTATTACCATGACTTGGCGGATAATCCAAGCCCATTTACTCTTTGGTGGAAACAGTTAGAAGAAAACCCAAATCCTAAAGTTTGGGATGAAACCAATAACTTTATAGAAGATTACAAAAGCGAATACCCTATGCCAGAAGGAGATCCAAAAGCGGCTGCTCTATGGGGAAAAGATTTAAGGGATGCCGTTACTAGACACATTAATAGTACTGATCTATCGGATGAAATCATTAAACATGAAAATGAAATTGAAACTATTCAAAATGCTTATAACAATTGGATCCAAGGACCTTACGCCAATTACATAACCAAAAGAATGGGCACCGGCAAGGCAAATGACCCTCTAGTTCAACTTGCCGACCAAGGATGGTATCCAAAAGACCATGTAAGAAATCCATTAGAATTTGCAGACCAAGCTGCTGAAAGAAGAGAATCCGCTTTAAGAAGAGGTGATACTAAAGAAGCTGGAGAAACAGCTAATACTTCTCGTGGTATGGAAATGGAAAATGTACTAGATTCTGCCATTAGGTTTTCTAATCCAGCAATAATGAAAGAAAAATATAACTGGCATGGAAAAGACATGCCTTTTCTTAATAAAGCGGATCCTGGTTCTATTATTTATGATTTAGGTACGGACACTATTTTAGACAAGTATGCTGGTTTAAAAGATGTAAGAAAAGCCGCATGGGATGATTTGATGTCCGGCAAAGAGACGCCCGAGTCCATTAAAAATAGATCCATGGAATACTATGCCAAAAAAGCATGGGTTAATGAAGCGGAACTAGAAAAGCAATTAGCAAAAGACCAGAAGGCTTATGAAGAATGGCGTCAAAAAAGGCATG